TTTTCCATAATGTCCCTCCACCTTTTTATACATACGAGATATCTGCTGGGTCAAGTATAGTGGCGATAATATTATCGTCATTTATAAGACGAACCTCAAGACCTTCCACTTTGAACCTATTTCCAGCATATCTTCCCATAAGAACCCAAGATTTCTCATGCGCCCAAGCGCCAGAAGGAAACTTGTCTTGGTCTTTATATGCGTCAGGGCCAACCTTAACGACATAGGCTGCAACTGTTGCAAATGCCTCTCTATCACGAGTAGCATCTGGAACATAAATGCCGCCTTTTGTTTTGGCTGGAGGGTAGTATGGAATTACCAAGAGCCTATATCCCACAGGATTTGGCAATCTTTCAAAAGCAGAAATATCCATATTTTCTGGATTTTCTGTGTTCTTATTTTCTTCTTGCTCTGGTAAAGCTTTTTCAATCGCCTTTGGTATTTTAGTCTGTGGCGTATCAGACTTCATATTTGCCGCAACCCTTTCAGGCACGAATAGTTTCTTAGCCATCTTCAATGACACCTTTCATCGCGGCTCTTATTTCTTCTTCACAGTAAGTCAGTCCGCGTATTTGACCTACTACAAATCGGTAGTTTTCCATATCTTCTACCGCACCATTCGCCAGCATTGTCGTATAATCTTCTTTTTGCTGACGTATGTTCTTTAATAAATGCTCTGTTAAGGCAATAACGTCCATTACTTTTTCCTAAACTTGTCCACACCTTTGATTCCTAGTGCCGCAGATATTGTAAGGAAAACTAGGTATGTGTACCATTCTGGTAGCTCGTTCAAACGGTCAAAACCGTTTTTAACAATCTGCTCCATCCCAGGAATGAAAACTAAAATTAGGGGGATTAGTATAATCACCGTGACTATTTCATCCTTGATGGACGATTTTGTAGACTCAGCCATGATCAACTCCCACTTACTGTCGTGGGTAGCTGCCGTTTTCATTATTTCAGCTTTTGCCTCTGCCTCAGTCTGTGCAAGAGTTGCCTTCGCCTTTTGCTTGGAAACTTGCCCCTCAACAAATGAGCCTGCCAACGATGCGATAGGTCCAATAAGAGCCTGAAACATAACACCCTCCTTATCTGTTTAATCAAACATTCCTTTTAACCATGCTATCCAAGCAATCAAACCTGCAACCATAGCAGATATCAATAATACAACCGCACCTATTCCAATAGCGTCCATTATTTCAGCCCTTCTGCGCCTTGAAAGCTCCTCTAACACACGCCTTTCTTTTCTAGCATCCGCTTGAAACTTTTGCCAATCTTGCCAAAGCCCAGGCCTTCCTGTGTATATCATAATCTGTTTTAACTGTTGCTCTTTTTGCCGGATACTTTCTAAAGCCATAAACTCTTCTAAATCAGAGGAGCGGATACCAGATTTTTTCTTTTTGTTACCTTTGCGCTGAAGCTCTTCTTTGGCTATAACAAAATCTGATATAGCTTTTCCTGCTTTCGCTATATCGCCTGTATTTTGAACAGCCTTCTTAATAATTGTAAAGGCCGCGTTTGCGGCAGCGAGTTCGGCTAACAATTTACTACTCCACTATTTTCAGCACGTATGGCTTGCCGTCTATACCCTCCTTTAATTCTACAGTTCTCTTCTCACAAGCATATCGTTTGTATTCACTGTCTTTCCAGCCAGTGCGCTCAATGTGTCTTTTAGCCCTTAAACACACTGCTATATTATCATAGCCTACATGCTCAACGATAGACCCTGACATATACAATATTAAAATTATTGAAGTTTCAATTATCCCCATTTCTCATATTCTCTAGATTTTCTTCCAAACTTGTAATGCGGCGCTCGTAAAAATCTAATGTTAACTTCTGCTGTTGATCAAAAGGAGCCTTACCAGATTCTATATCTGTTTGCAATTTTTCCAACTCACCAGCTAAATGCTCTATTAGCATGTACTGTTCAGAATCCGCAGGGAGGCTTCCCATCTCTCCCCTCGGCCACTTTATTCTGAACTCTGTGTTATGATTAACATTAGACTCCATCATTGTGATATTAGTTTCAATTTGGTTTAAACGCTCTATGATTCCAAAATATGCCCATGTGGCAAGGGATGCCGCTGCAACCATAGATATGATGTTGCGTAAGGGTAATGCTACCTCTGTATTCTCATTTAATTTTGTTGGCATTAGTTACTACAAGCCTCTTTACCTGCACAATCTTTAGGAAAGCATTGAATGTTCATTTTATAAAACTCATTATCGTAAGTAGCTTTCCACATGTCCTTTTGTAACAAATGGTAACATTGTTCTTGAGTAAAAGATTGTTGTAAAACTATTTGATTGCCAACATAAACCCATTCGGCACCCGTATGTCCCCACATAGAAATAACAAGGACAAACTCTTTCATTTCTCAGAATTTAACCAGACTGCCAGCGAGCCTGTCATGGCCCCCGTGACCACCGATATCAGCGAAGCCTGCTGTGTTGTTAAATCCGGCTGTGAAAGTGCCCATTCAATGCAACGTATATACACGCCTGTCATGCACAACATCATAAATCTTGGCAGTATTTTAAGCTCTAAAAGCTTTCTTGCTACCTCTTCCGCACTCATCAGAAAACACCTTTAAATTTTTGTGGCCTTGCTATCGGAGAGAACCTTTTTACTACTCCCCCCTTTTTTAGACCCACTGGCTTTTTTGGCTTTTGCTTTTGTCGCTGGGGTGGCTTTGATTTTCCCGCTGTCGATAACGCTATCGCTACCGCTTGTTTCTGCGGGTATCCCTCTGACCTCAGTTTCGATATGTTTGACGATATCTTCCTTTGGCTTTTGCCTTTCAATAAGGGCATTTCTACGCTCCGCTTTTTTAGCTTTTTCTACTTCAACTACTTTTCTGCTTACTGAACTTGCTGTCATTTTACCGACCTTTCGTCATATTGTTGAGCGCGGCAATATCTCTTTGAGTTTGAATACGCTCTTCTGCTACTCTGGTTTTTTCATCTAAAGCTTCTTTTTGAATGTTTATTCTGGCACTCTCGGCCATCTGGTCATTCAATTCCTTCTCGCGGTCTAGCTGCGACCTATCATCTGCTTCTTTAGCCTTGCGTTGAATATCAGCCTCACGCAACGCTAGTTCTTGCTGACGTATGGCAACAAGTGGGTCTGTTTGTTGAGGGGGCATTACAGCTTGTGCATACTGCTCTGTAAGCTCGCCTATCAACTCAGCGGCACGAGACGCAACTTCTGTTTGAAAAGCCATCATGCCCTCTTGCGAAGACTGTACTTGCATTTGCTCTTCAGGCGACAACTCATTCATTATTTCTTCTTGTGCCATAGCTTCTGCCATAAACCCAAGATGCTCTTGAACATGCCCCTGCAATGTCATAACTATTGCCGCATTAGCTTGCGCCACAGGCGTTGCAATAATTGCCAAATGAGACTCAATGTGCGCTTGGTGGTTTTGATCTGGAAAAGCTTGTAAAGACTTTCCGCGCATTGCCTCTTGGTTTTCTTTAGCCGGATTCGTAGGTTGAGGGACAGGAGGTGGAGGTAAGATTGCATCGACATTTGTAACTCCTAATGCTTCATACATTTTACGGTAAGCCTGATATAATCCCTGTTCGTTTCCATGTATCTCTGGATTTGATTGAACCAATTGCAGCTCTGTCTGAGCCAAGGCGATACGCTGTGACATAGAAAAGATGTTAGGGTCTGACACAGGCAAAACATCTATGCGATCATCAAAATCGGAAACTTTTATTTCTGGGGGTGCGCCTGGTATCGCGTATGGATACATAGGAGCCATAAACCTAGCAAAAACATTAGCCAAAAGCTTAAATTCAACTTTTTGTGAATAATGCAAGCGCTTGTGAATCGCAGACATAACTTTTGTGCCACGCTCCATAATCGCCATTGTGGTGCCCACAGGCGTTTCTCCGCCCATCTCAGCTACTTTCATGTCCGCCATAGAAGCAAACCTGCGCCCAGAGTCAACAAGCGTACCTAGAAGCGAATACAGTGTCTGTGAAGGCTCTTTAAACGGCAGCGTCATAAGCGATTGGCGGATGTCCATACCCGCAACATCAATGTCACGAAACTCACCAGGATTTAGTGGTTCGTCTTCGTCACGGATACGAGCGCCACGAGCCTTGAACCCTGCTGGGAGGTTGGACAGGGTGCCAGCATCAATAAGCTGTCTTAACAGGCTAGTTGCTGCTTGAGACAGTCCGCCAATCATGTGTGTAAGACCAAAACCGTAAAAACCCAAACCAGGCAAAAACTTGTAATGCACAAAATAAGGCTTAGAACGGCGCAAAGGATCTGCCTCATCATAATTACGGCGAATCGCCAGAACTTTGCCACTTTTTTCTACAATTGTAACAATATATGGAAGCTTTAACTCAGTCTCTTCACCATTTGCATCCACATCTTTAAACCCAGATAAGTCTAAATTTGTATGAACCTCATACAATGTTACTTCTTCGTTGGAACCTGATGGAGAAATACCCTGTATTTCATCTATAGTTTCCTTAACTCCAGAGTAATCTTCATCTCCATAACCATCCCCAGGCAGCTCTATGTCAGCGTAAAATCCTGTAAGCTGTAACTTTCTTATTTCGTTTTTATCCATCTTAACAACATGCGTAATGCGTGTTGCTGATGCTAAATCAGTTGCGCTGTAAGGAACAATCAGGTCTTCAGCGTGAACAAATTTAGACACAGCTCTTTGCAAGAGGGGGTCAAAGTAAATCTTTTTAAAAGTAGACCCTATGATAGGAAGGTAAAAAAGCATTTGATCTAGTTCAGGATCGTACTCTTCCATTTCATAAGTAATCTGGTAATTCATGTAATTTTTTACACGGTCTGCCTGTGCTAATCTATCTTGCGACTCATCACCAATGATTTGAGTGCGAACAGGACCGCCAGCAGGCAATAGCTCACGATAAGCCTGCGCTTGAAACTGTGTAACTGATTCAGCTAAAAGAGGATGAACCACACCAGACGCACCCTCAAATGGCTGCGATCTATCTTCATAGTTCATGCCGAGAAGATCAATGCCTCTTTTGTAAACTTCTTCCCAATCTTCGCGTGATGATAAATCATCTTCAATCTCACCAACCAAGTCAGAGGCAATAGATGTGGTTTCTGCCTCATCCATAAAGTCAACAAGGTTAGAGTTAAAAGGTATTTCTACTGGCACTTCTGCTGACATCATTTCTTCAGTGATATCGCCAACAATAACAGAACCATCGTCCATTGTTACCTGACCTGGCTCAACGGGCATTTCAAGAATATCTATCTGTTCCTGTGCATTCATAGGGATGACATTATCACCTCCAGCACCTGTGCCTTTTTCTATAGCCATCTCATACCTCTTTTATAGCGTTGGAACGAACAACCTGACGATTTGAGTGGAGGGTTCTCTTACGCCAAGCCCAGAATGAAGGGCTTCACCTTGGCTAAAATTGCCCGCCCCAACCTCGAATAACATTATGAAATACCCTTAAAATTACCACCACGACCGGGCATAACAGCTCCGCCATTTTTGTAATTCTTTTTTGCCCCACCTTTTGAATCTACAGTAAATTTTGGACCTTTGTCAGATTTTATGGAGTCAAGGTATTTAAAAAACTTGTCCTTTGCCTTACCACCAAGCGCTTCTTCAGCAATTTTTCTTATTTGTTTTTCTGAAAGACTCATTAGAAACTCCCTTTAAACTTACCACCACGACCTCTAAGAACAGCACCCCCATAGCGCTTTTTAGTAATCGGAAAGTTTTGAATACCTTTTTGTTGATTATCTATCATCTTAATGTGGGCATCATACTCATCACCATACTGATTTTTTAAATCACCACGCAAAATCCTTCTAAGCTCTGCTTTGGTAAATTTATCCAGAATATCAGCCACGATACATACCTTGTGCTTTACGAGGAGAAACAAGACCGCCTTTAGCTTTTTTAATAGGCTTTGGCTTATTTGACCCACCACCTCTTACAGTAGTGTCCTTAGAGTTTCCAAGGCCAGCAAGATAAGAATCAAGAATATCGCCACCCATGTCCATCGACTTATATGTTGGGGTTGGTCTTTTGACATCTCCGCCCTCCGCTTTGTAGTCCGGCTCTGGTAAATCTTCAAATCTTTTTTTGGCGTATTTTTCTGCTTTTTTTTCATCGCCCTTATAAAGCTTTAAACCCTCCTCAAAGAGGTTTTCAAGAATCGCTTCATTGTATTCATTGCTCATCAGAATACTCCTTTAAATTTACCGCCGCGCTTTGCTATACCCATACCACGTTGCTTTGAGCCCTTAACCTCACCACCGTCCTCGTATCCACTTTCCATCATTTCTATGGCAGCCATAATCATGTCATTTCTAGCCTTTTGTGCCATTCTCGAGTTTGGGTCGTATTCACCAAGCCGCTTTCTTGCAGCAATTCTGTCAGCAGCCCTTTTATCAGTAGCGCGAAGCTTGTCGGCGCGACTCATTCTTTGAATTAATAGCTCTAGTTTATCAGCCATTACTTCACCCCAGAGAACTTGCCACCGCGCAGAGCAGCACCCATACCACGGCAACTGCCAACAGCCCCGCCCTTTTCATATTTCTGAGCAAGGTTAGGGTCCATTTTCTGCTGAACACCTTCAGGCAGCTTGGAAAATCCTTTGAATTTTGCAGGAACAGCTTCACCACCATCTTTAAAACCTTTAACACCAAGCCTTTTAGCTTCTTTGGCAACCTCTTCTTGAGAAGCGTCACCCATATCTAATTTTTTTCTTAACTCAGAAATTTTAGCAAGTTGACTTCCACTATACTTTCTATTTGAGCCATACTTTTCATTTGCCATCAGTAATACTCCCGTTTCCTATTAAATTCACGGTAATCGTCTTCATCGTAATCAGAGGGAGTAATGATAAATCCACCCTGCCTGAACCTGAGTATAGCCTGTGTCATCGAATCAGCCAAGTCATCATGTTCACCATTAGGAAATGAGGCACATTCCTCAACAACCTCTTCAGCAAAATTCATGTCAGGTCGCCATACCATACCAGACTCAAAAACAGGCGCACAAGCATTCATCCGTGTAAACTTATCTGCCCCTCTCGAAGGGGTAAAGGGCGTGACAGGCACCCCCATTCTCCGCAGTTCTTGGGTGAGCGGCATACCACTGGCCTTTTGTTCAATAAGCACCATGTCTGGCTCAAACTCTGAATATAAATCCTGGGCAGCTTCTTTAAGTTCGGGAAAATCCCATCGACCTCGTTGGGCATCAAGTAAGATGATGGCCTCGCCGTCTCCATCCACAGGCTCAAAAATGCCCCAAGTAGTAATAGCAGAGTAGTCCGCCCTCTCTGACTTAGAGAAGGCCGTGTCGTATGACTGTATGATGTACGAACAGGCAGGCGGGCTACCACTATCCCAAACATTCCACCACTCCCTCTTGATAATCGCCCCTTCTTCAGCCGTAGGGTTTTGTAAATACTGAGCATTCCACTTGGCTACAGGAATAGATGCTTTAACGGCGTCTAGTTCTTCTCGTTTCCAGTATTCGGGCCACAACACGTTGTCTGAATCTGAAAATATCGCCGGAAACTCCACGACATCCCATTGATCCGCCCCGCCCTCGGCCTGCTTCTGCAACACTTTCGCCGTTAAATCTCGTATACTCCATCGTGTCATCACGATGATTATTGACCCGCCTGGCTGAAGTCTCTGTCTTGGACCTGATGTATACCATTCGTAAATATTATCGAGTGCGGTAGGTGATAACGCATCCTGTTCAGACACAGGATCATCAATGATACACAAATCAGCGCCACGACCAGCAAGCGCACCACCGACACCCACGGCATAATACTCGCCCCCTTTGGATGTAGACCAACGACCAGATGCTTTCGCATCACTAGCTAACGCTAAATCAGGAAATATGTCACGATATATCTCACTGTCGATAAGGTTTTTAACCTTGCGACCAAAGCCCACAGCTAACTCAGCCGTGTGCGTTGCCTGAATAACCTTAGTATTTGGATTGCGGCCCATGAGCCACGCAGGAAACAAATATGACGCAAACTCAGACTTCGTGTGTCTGGGCGGCATGTTAATAATTAAACGCTTTATCTTGCCTTCAGCCACTTTCTGTAGCTTTTCAGCGTATATCTTGTGATGATTGCCTTCAACAAAAGTAGGCCAGACATGCTTCACAAAAGTCATAAAATCGCCCTGCGACTCGTCTCTTTTGGAAACTTCCTCTAGTCGGCCTACAAACTTACTGAGTTCCTGAACCTCATCGTCAGTAAGAAACTCAAGAGGTATGTCAAAGTTTTGGTTCATTCATCTTATCTGCCGCCGCCCAACAACTTTAAGAAATCATCAGCCGCACTGTTCAAATTAGGAGTCAAGCCACTTATCTGACCGTAACCCAAGCCTAAAGGATTGCCAACTTGGGCCGCTTCTGTCGGTGGATTTACAGGAGGCAAAATGGGAAGCCCAGGACCAGCTTCAGGAGGTAGATTAATCATTGGCGGAGCTTTTTCACCCTCATCACCTTCCCCAATTCCAAGCCGCTTCAACGCCGCAGCAACTTGGTCAGCAACAGACATTTGTGGAGCGCCGCCCCCTCCTCCGCCGCCAGCCATGCCGGGAATACGAGCTTCAACACTTCCAGCCCCTAACTGCCCTGTCTCGGGGTTGCGTGTGGCAACAATATTGCCAGCCCTGTCAAAAATCGGAGTGTAGCCTTTGTTTGTAATGTCAGAAGCCATGCGATTCGCAAAGTTTGCGCGTCCGCCAGTAATCTTGTTCAAAAACCCGCCAATACCGCTTTCCTTAAAATTCTGGGCGCGATCCAAAAGCTTGTCCATAGCAGCATTGCCTTTGTCAGTCGTAAATATCCCAGGAACCTCCGCATTAGGGTCGTACCCAGGAATATCTCTAACCTGCTCAAATTGAGTGCTATATCTCCCCTTG